CAAACAATTAGCAACTGATTGCAAGTGCAAAAGATAGACAATCAACAATCAAGCCGCTCCATTGTGACCAAATGTAAAGACTTGCGCAGTCTCGCCAGTCTCATGGTAGGCGCGCGCGCGTGCGCGGATCCTTTATCTGGCGCCATTGTCTGCCGGTTTGCTGCGCCTACCCTATGGGCGCCCATGCTGTCAACACAACGGCGCTGGTTAGTGGCCGCTTTTTAAACCGGCACACTTTGCCGATACGTTGCGCCATTCCTGCCGGTATGCTTCGTGGCATCGGACGAGCGATCGGCCGACATCCCACAATCCCGCCAAACCATGCAAACCAACGATTCCCAGCTTCTAGGCTTCTGGGCCATGGGCCCTAATGGCCTCCCAGCCGATCGGCCGCAATGGCGCCGCCCTGTTCTTCCTGGCGAGACCATGCCGCCACTGCCTCCCACAAGCGGCCGTGGGGCTTCTCTGCCGCCGATCCAATACAGGCAAACCGTCAAGGGTCACCGTGTGGCATGGGACGAACCGAGCGAATCTTTCTAGGCTTCCTTTCTTTTTAATCTTTCTTTCTTTCTTTCTTTCTTTCTAATCATGCAAACTCTTAATTCGCGCGCTAAGTTTCCGGCCAATCTGGCATCCATGGCCAAACAATATAGGATTGATCACAAGACTTTGTTGTCGACAAATCCTAAAACTGAAAAGAGCCACGTTCAAACCTACATTCTGCATTTGTCCCCGGCCGATACGTCAGGCATCAACGTTTGCCCCGGTGCTGGTAATTGTAAAAAGATCTGTTTACACTTCGCCGGGAATCCCGTCTACATGACAAACAAACAAGCCGCCAGAATTAGGCGCACCCTAGCATTCTCTGCAGACAAACGGCGGTTCGCCCGTTTGCTTGTTTGCGCTATTCTCGACAAAGTTAACAAGAATAGCGGCGCTCCTATTGCTCTCAGGCTGAATGGAACGTCTGATATAGTGTGGGAGAATGTAGACTTTACGGTTGACGCTGAATTTTCTACATTCTGCCGCCGTAAGTTTGGCCATGAGCTGCCTATTGGCCAGCGCAATATCTTTGAGCTGTTTAATTGCCTAATGGCAGATAATCCTAGCCTAAGTGTAAAGTTCTATGATTACACTAAAATCAAGCGTAACTGGGCGGAATGTAGGCGGCTCGGCTATCATCTAACGTTCAGCTTTGACGGTTGGGAAAATGCCGCAAATGTTAAACTTTGCCGCGATGCTTTGCAGAATGGCATTAACGTAGCGGCCGCTTTTAACTTAAAGCGCGGTCAAGAACTGCCTCCCTTTGTTGATGCCACAGCCTTCAATCTTTTGCCCACTGATCAACAAACCGGGCGTCTTTTGCCCGTCTATGACGGCGATTTGTCAGACTTCAGGCCGTTTGATCCCACCGGTTGGATTGTTGGCTTAAGGTTTAAGCTCCCTCACGGTATCAGCTACACTGACGCCGATAAAAGGGCCTTTTGTATTGCTTAGGCTGTGAACAGTTGGGCGCCTACTTTATAGTGGGCGCCTATCTTTATGGTTTGGAGAGGGAGAATCCCCATGAAAGTCAGCAAATCCTGACAATGTAACGCATCAGAACCGCTGATCGATCAAGAATCCTTATCACAGCGCAGTAACAAGGACCCCATTCGACGACGGGCGCGGGATACCCCTCTTAAAAGCGACGTAATTTTTGAACGACATTTTCCCCTCTTTATCATTTTCCCAATGGGAGGAGGCTAGTGCGTACTGTCCGAACGATCTAAAGCTTGCGCAAGGGAGTGAGGACACTACGCCTTTACGAACATTGTTCATAAACTTACCTGCACGTTCGTAAATTGCTCGTATTGTTCGTAAAAAGACCATTTTCTTTGCCATTGTCTTAAGCCCCCTTCGCGCAAGCGAGCCTCAAGCGAGCTCAGTCACAGGGGGCTTTCTTCTGCTTTTTTAGAGTATTGATTTTTTTTCTTTCAGAGGGTGGCTGCGCACACGATCAGCAGCTTTTACTAACGCTCTCGCCGGAAAAAGAAGAATTGAAAGGAAGGTGGTGAAGAGGGAGCCCTATGAACGTTCGCTTGGGGCTAATTCTCGTAACGGGCTCCTGGCGAAGGTTTCTTAAAAGAAAACAGTCGAGAGGAGGGTTGTTGAGAAGAGCCGCTATGCAAAAGCCGCTGGGGGCTCCCGCTCGAAGCGGCTCTAGCGAAGGGAGCTGAGCTGCTCGTGACGGTCCTTTCGTGGCTGCGTTGCCTGTCAGAAGACATACGCTGCGCCATAAGCATATTGTAGAGGGGGTCGTGGCTCGAACGCGGGTTTTTTAGGGGGTATTCTCAAGGGAGTTTTAAGAGGCAGGTGAACGAAGAAGCAGTGGTGACCTTGATTTCTTCCTCTATGGAAGAGGGAGCCATTGCTGTGTCCTTTCTGCAAATAAAGAATTGTTTAACAATTGAAAGGAAAGACGAAGGGAAGCTTCGCAGGCTCCTGGAAGAGCTGTGCAAGCGTGATGGTCCCCTGGTAAAGGCAGGCGATACGCTCTATTCCCTTTCCATCGCCACCATTAAGAAGCGAGCCCTGAGGCTGCCCTTGCAGCCACAGAGTCCCTCTGCTGCTCCTCGCCCCGCTCCCGCATCAAGTCGTTGTCGTTCGCTCAAGCCGGGAGCCGGCCTAGACTGACCCCCTTTCCCATTGCCATGGCCTATAAAGACAGCCGCTGCGACTACGTGCAGGTGACAGAACTATGGAGGGTGTATGTGCCTTCAGAACGCTCCTGGGATAAAGCAGTGCGAGAGCTTGAAAAGACCATTAAGCCAACAAAAACCTGTTTCTACAGGCCGGGAGTGCTAGCGCGTCAGCAAGGCCACCAAATGGACCTCATGAGCTGGGAGTTGACAAAAGGCGAGAACCAGCTACCCTGCTCGTATCCTGATTGGTGACCTTCACCATGCCTTTCGACGAAGAGCTGTTTGCCTTGGCCATGGACCATTCAAGCAGTCCTGAGCTTCCCGCCCTGAAGAAACGCTTTGCAGGCTTCTCCATTTGTAAGGACATGGCCACTGCTGCTGCTTTTGGCTACCTTGCCGCCATGCGTGACGCTGAAAAGCAGGAGGGAAAAGAAGAAGAGGAAATGACAGTGTTTGACCAGGTTTGTGCCGTCATGGAGCAACTGCTCGAGGGACAACATGGATCGTGTCCAGAGGAAGCTGTTGACCTAACCATGGGCATCATTTACAACTGGCTGCATAAGCAGTTTATTAAAGAAGGTTATTCCGGTCCTGTTTTTGATACTTTGGCGGAATGTTTTGGTCCTTTTGTAAAACCAGGCGTCATTAAGTAACAATTGCTTCTTTTTCTTTCCATTGTTTTGCCCTAGTCTTATTGAAAGACTGGGGCATTTTGATGTTTGATGACCTTCCAGCTCCCTTCATGGCAGGCACCATAAAAGTGTGGCCAGTTCATAGCCGCCCAGGATTTTCTTGGTTCATTGCTTACGAAGGCAAGCCGCACTATTTCAAGACCAAGCCAGAAGCAGTTCTATTTGCCAAGGACGCACAAAGTGGAAGCGATCCTGAAGGGCTTTGTGACTAGGAAAAGAACCAAGGATTTTGCGCTAGTCTGCTTTAGTTAATCGCTGGCCCGCTAGGCGGGCTTTTTGTGTCTTATGAAGCTCAAGGAACAAGCGAAATGTGAAAAGATTGCCCGCACAGGGCGAGTTCAAAGCTGGATGGACGAAGCGGATGGCAGATTGCCAGTGAGTTGCACGGTGTTCGTGGTGGAAGATTCAATGGAAGGGGAAAACGGCATTGAAGCATCGTGGCGTTTTGTTTCTCATGGCTTGCGCAACGGTGCAGGCGTGGCGGTGCATTTATCAGAACTGCGTGGCAAGGGAGAAGAAAACGGAAAGGGACTTGTGGCTAGTGGCCCCATCAGCTTTGGCAAGATTTATTCCACGCTGAATGAAATTCTTCGCAGAGGCGGACGCTACAAAAACGGCGCTGTAGTTTTGCATTTGGACTATACGCATCCTGACATTCTTGATTTCATCAAAGCCTCCAGGCAGGAACTGCCATGGGTGAAGAGGTGTGTCAATGTGGACGAGAATTTTCTTAACAATGTCTCGCAAGAGTTAGTTGACGAGCTTTTGAAAGGCATTGCCTCTGGCGACATTTGGCTCAACAAAATTCGGTACGATCAAGAAGGAAAGCGCATCCGTGCCAATGTCTGCCTCGAAGTTTATCTTCCTCACCGTGGCACTTGTCTTCTTCAGCACGTCAACATGGGTGCTTGTGGCATCGACGAGGTAGAGGATGCTTTTATTGAGGGCATGAAGCAATTATGCGAGCTTCACGGAGACACAGGGGTTGGTGACACAGGCGAATACCTTTCCCCTTGCATTGACAAACAGGTGGGCCTTGGCATGCTTGGTCTTGCCAATTTCCTCGCCCTCCATGGCATCTCTTACGAAGATTTCGGCAAGGCCTTGGAAGCGCTGAATGACGATGATCCCCATCCCTGGTGCCACCATTGGCATGAAAAGCCCGCAGGAAGGGCTGCAGCAGCCATTCGTGATGGTATTGAGGCCGCAGCAAAGATTGCTCGCGAGCATGGCATGCATCGTGCCTTTTGCATTGCTCCCACGGCATCTTGCTCCTACCGCTATCTCGACAAAGCAGGTTTCACTACCACCCCTGAAATCGCCCCTCCCATTGGACGCCTTGTTGACCGGGATTCCGGCACTTTCGGAGTGGAAAGTTTTGACTATGGAGAAGTAGAAATCGCAGGCGAAGTAGGCTGGTCCAGTTATTTAACCGTTGCCAGTGAATTGGTTCGACTGTACCAGCAAACAGGCCTTTTCCATGGCTACAGTTTTAATAGCTGGAGCGACGTGGTTGTTTACGACCGCAAGTTCCTGAAAGACTGGCTCGCCTCGCCGCAAACCAGTCTTTACTACTCGCTGCAAGTTCTGCCAGATACGCAGCGCAAAGACGATGCCTACGCGGCATTGGACGACTCCTTCAAGACTATGTTTGGCCTCGATGACAACGAGGTCGAGGGAGAGGCTGTCTCTTGCGGCCTGGATGCTGGTTTTTGCAGCGCTTGTGCCGAATAGAAAACTCTCCACAATTCGTTCATAAGGGGGACTTACTCCCCCTTTTTCATTCCCTTCCCATCGCACTATCAAGAATGGTCGCCGTCGAAAACTCGCCTTATTTGTCAATGATCGCCAAAAAGCGCCCTTGGCAGGCCGTGCCCGTGGACAGGGGAATGCTTGTTGACGGGAGCGAAGAAACTTTATTCAGAGCCCTTGCCCTGCGCCATTTGGAACTGCCCGTCAAGGATTTTCTTCAGCAGGGTCTTGAGCGCGATCTTCCTTCTACTCCTGGCGTGGTGCAGGCTTTGATTCATAACCAAGAGGACGAGGCCCGCCATGATGAGGCTCTTAATTACGTGGCTGCTGCTCACGGCGTAGACGAAAAAGCAGAGAAAGAAGTAATGAACATACTGAAGGCTTGGAATGACCATCCCGCCCACCCCATCTTGAAGGCTTCAGTATTGGAGCGTAGTTTGTTCTTCGTAATCCTGCCCTTTTTCCGATTTAATGGTGACATTGGCATTCGCACTGTCAGTGCCGACATTAGTCGCGATGAAATCACTCACGTAGGAGTGCATAGCCTCGTGGCCCGTGAATTGAACGAGAATGCTGGGCAAAGCCTGAATCAGCTTCGTCGTGCCACTGCCCTATGGATCTTTGACAAGCTTAACAAGAACGAGAACAAATGGCTTGATAAAGATTTCTGGCTGCGTCAAAGCGACAACTTGTTTGAACGTGGCAAGGCAGAAGAGCTTGCCGACACGCAGCGAAGCCGAATGCCATCGTTCTTTGAGGCTCCCAACACTAGCCTGCCTTCCTATGGATGGGCTTGAGCTATAGTGACCCTGCGGTCTGAACTTGGCACTTGCCATGCTGAGGACCGTTCTTGCTCCTTAGTGTAGGCTTACACGTCAGGTAGATAGCCTGGAATGCCAGGTTCGATTCCTGGAGGAGCCCTTCGTCTTTTGCTACATTGGAGGCCCCGCTTTTCCTGCATTGGCTCGGTTTCGCATTAGGCAGCGACCTTCCTGTGTCCGTCCATGGGAACCAGTCTTTGACGTGGAAGAGCGCGTGTGGTGGTGGTGGGAAATCCGTGGATCGTCTTTCCTGAGCTTCGAGGCGGCATTGAAACACTTGGAAGACCTTGACAATGCGCCTTCAGACGTAGAGCGCAAGGTTATTTACGAAAAGCATTGATCATCATGAGCGCCTTTGTCACATCAGACTTGCATCTTGGCCATTCCAAGATCCTGGACTTCGACGCGCCAGACGGCTCCCCAATGCGTCCTTTTTCTTCGCTCGAGGAGATGCACGAAGAGCTGCGAGAACGCTGGAACAAAAAGGTCCACCAGAAGGACAATGTTTATGTGCTTGGCGATGTGGCGTTTTCCAACACAGCCTTAAGGCTTTTGGAACATTTCAATGGAAGGAAAGTATTGATTGCTGGAAACCACGACCGTCTGCCAGCCAAGCTCTATCTTCAGTATTTCGACGACATTCGCGGAGCATATTTTCACCATGGTGACAGCACCATGCTTGGCGGACTTATCTTCACCCATATTCCAGTGCATCCTGGCGGCATTGTTGGCCATTATCGAGGCAACGTCCACGGCCATCTTCATTGTCACCTTGTAAACACAAGCGACGGACAAGTGGACACGAGATATTTCAACGCTTGCCTTGAGAGAAACAACTTTGAGCCAGTAGCATTAGAGGACATCAAGGCTTATTTCAAAGCCAATGGACGAGCGTCGGACGTTTAACACGCCAGTTCGCTCGCGCTGGAACGCGCCCATTCATAACTGCTTAAAAGCTATTGATAACCACATGGAGCTTTACTTTCTCCACCGTGATCCTTGGCACTTAGAGAAAGCGGAAATGTTGCGACAGTATCTCCACGAACTAAAAACTTACATTCATAAACAAGAGGGAAGATAGATTAAGGGGGCATCGCTTGTTTAGCCATGACCTTGCTTGTGTATCGAGGTGTTCCCTATTGGGCTGAAGAAGAGCACCAAGCTTTTTCGGACTGGTGGAATCTGCTGCACTTGCCCTCTCGCTGGCTTGTCTATCGCGGACAAAAATACCGCCCCTGTCAGATTGACAAGAGCGGCTGGGTGTAGTCTTCAGGCTACACAAGGGCGGTAGCCATAGATTGAAGCTAACTGCGCCTGATGAAGCCTCGCGGCTTTCAGGAGCTGCAGCTTCACAAGCATGAGCTTGTTCACGGGCGTTTCTCCATGGTCCCCATCCCCCGTTTCCTGGATGGCTTTCATGCACCCCGCAAGGGGCAAACGTAAATAAAGCCTATCACGCCTCGTGCCGGAATCGAACCGGCTTCGCCAGAAGAGGCAAAAGGCAGAGGGTTCCCGCAATAGGGAATCAACAGGGTGCGGCCCTGACACTCTGCCCCATCGGCTCAAGCGCTTCAACTCGCTTGAAGGGACGGAATCCCAAAAAAAACAGCCAGCATTGACAAGGATACTGGCTTGCGCCATTACGAGAATGGCTCCGTTGGCCAACGGGCTTCTGCAGAAAGCTCAAGAAGCATAGCACTATTTCAGGGCTTGCTAACAAAAGAAGCTCCAGTAGACGGCAGCCCCTTCCGCGAACAGCCTTCTATTGGCGTAACGAGCCTCATGAAATGGCACCCTGAGCTCATGCCTCTTGCCATGGAGGCTGTAGCACAAGCAGACCATGGCTAGGCGTCGTAGTCCTTGCAGCCAGCGCAATCGGGACAGTCTTTGCAGCGCTTCTGCCAATAATCGCTTTCGTTGCCAGCGAGCGAACGATAATCTTCCAGAAGGTGTTCGTAAGCGGCTTTTGCCAAGCGGCTTTCTTCACTGAGAGGGCCAAAATTCTTGCCCGCCTCTTCCACGGCCTCGGCCGCTTTCATCGCCCAGGCAAGGGCGTCTTCGGCAGCAGCGGAGAGAACCATGGGAATAACATTTTCTCCAGTTTACTGCTGTCCCATCTTCTTGCGCTTTAGCTTTTTATGCGCATCTTCTAACTTGGGAAGCAACGAAGGACGATACGCATGCTCAGCGGCAAGTAATTGGAGGGCAGTTTGTCTGTCTGCCGTTAAAAGAGCGCAAAGGAAAGAAAGCTCTTCAAACGATAGGTTAATGTTTGTCATTTTCACTGCCAGCCAATTTTCAGCAAAGTGGAAAAAGGAATAATAGTGAAAATTCTACAGGCGGTTATCGCACGAGACTGTTTAACCAGTCAATGTCGTTATCTTTTGATGCCTCCAAAATAGCCGCAGCTAGCGCAAATGCATAGTCGTCAACTCCCACTTCCTTGCCTCCAGTCACCGCCCATTGTCCGCTTGCCCTATAAATGACGCTGAGATTTTTTAACTGAGTGATTGCTTTTTGATGAGGATAGAGCTCAATCAGGCCAGCGTTAAAAAGCTCTTTCATCTTGCTGAAGGCTTTCATCTTTGTGCTAACAGACCAAGCAAGCTCTGCAATGGGGAAATCCTTGGAGAGATTTTGAATGATGAAGCTGCTATTGAACTGGTCAAGGACAATACTTTGAAACTCGTAAATACGATGATGCTCCTTAATCCATTCCTCCACTTTTGCCATATTCACTTCTTTTTTGCCGCCAATTTCAAAGTCAGGTTCAAAGGCGTGAAACTTGTCCACAACTAGCCTTGTGCCTTCATAATGAACAATACAAGCCGTGTAATCATCCCTTCCAACGCCGCCCCTAGCCGGGTCAAGAGAAAGAACATAGGTGCCAGTAAATTCCTTTTCTGGAAAAAGCACACTCCTCTCTTTGTTGATTGCTGCATCTATGATTTCAGTTGCAAGCAGGGCTGTATTGTTCTTGGCAAATTGAGCGCCATACTCCACCCAAAATTTGTCAGGATCTCTCTTCAGTTCGGCATCAAGGAATGGACATCCCCATGGCAAATTAACATTGACCTCCCAAGTTGGGAGATTCACTGCCTGCATAAAAGGAAACTCTCCAGACTTGGCCTCGCAGTAATGCTGGTAGAAAAGACCGTCTGTGAGCCAAGGCGAAGAAAGCTCAAGAATGCGGCCGTGCTGACCAAACTGGGCAATGGACGGAGAGAGAGCGTCGTAAATTGCCTTGGCCCCTCGGTTTGCATCACCTTCAATTGCGAAGCTAAGCTCGTCCATTATTAGCATCACCACTGCCTTGCCTCGAGACGCTCGAGCGGATGCTGGAATTGCCTGGAACACGCAATTGTTACTGGTCTCAATTTCAGTGGCGGTCTCTCTTGTAATTTCATCCACAAGAGGGCTGTCCATGAGCAACTGACGAATGTTGTTCAAGGCGAGCTTTGCCTGGCTTTGATCATTGGCGATGGTAAGGATGTACCACTTTTCAGTCTTGCGCACTCGTCGTTTGTATTGATCTTCTAGGACAAAGCAAGCATATAGTGCAGCAATAGCCGCCATAAGCGTCTTTCCGCACCGCCTACCGAGCGCCCATACGGCATGGGTTTTGTTGCCGCTGAAGTAGGCATCGAGAATTCTTTTTTGCTCAGGCCAGAGTTCTAGCTTTAGAACGTGCTTCGCAAAATCACTGCACGAAAGCATGGGGCTTCAGGGTGCTCATCGGACGAAGAAAATCCTTGGGGACGAAGTAGGCAGGCCGTCCCCTGGCCGGATCAGCCCAAAACCTTTCCTCCATCGCCTCTTCTCCCCAGCACCAGCCATGGATGAAGGTTTTTTGGTTTTCAATGGTTACGAGAACAAACTTTTTATGCGGGTCTTCATTCTTTTGAACAATGAGGTCATATGAGTGTTTTGATCGCGTTTTCACATCGATGCCCGGCAGGTCGTCTGAGCCGCGTCGAGCTTCGCTTTCTCTGTAGAGCTCGTGCTTAAGGCCTAGCAAGGCAGCCACGGCCATTTCTCCTGCTGCGCCAAGCAAATGTACTTCCAAGGCCTTGTCTCCAAAGCGTGGCCCCTTATTCCGGCCACGAAGTCCCTTGGCTTCATTGACGAACTGTCTCCTATGTCCCTCCTCCATCGCCTGCTTTCTTTCCTCTGCGGAGAAGACGAATTCAATGGGCGTGGGCATAAAGAACGAAAACATCGCTCCAATGGTAGCCACATTTAGAATGAATGCAAGCCTGTTGTGTGAACGATGTCTGAAGAAGTGGTGGATCTTGGTCATGCATCCGTTGGTGGCTTGCGAAATGACGGACTAGCCAATGCTCTGACAGGCATGGGCCTTGCCGGGCGTGACAAGAGCATGTCCACCCAGACACAGCCAA